GGATTTTTCGGTAGACTAATAGATTGAGGTTATTATGAGTAAAAAATATGCAGTTGTGACTACAGTTCACACATTCAGACATCGTTATGTGATATCAGAAGAACGACTTCAGAGTCTAAACACAGATGATCCTGTTGAGCTAGAGTGGGCAAATGATACTGTTTTGATGGAAGAGGTAGATGAGTTTTCTCAAAAGTCTCTTGGTGAAACTATAGTCGATTGTGAGTGGATGAAAGAAGATGATGTTCTAGAACTATTTGACAAAGATAACGACTATCTGTCTAAGTGGACTAAAGATCATAAATTAATATGGATTAATCACGGCTTAAAGCTTGACAGAGACGATGAAGTCTGATATAATATACAAAATCTGGAGACAACCATGGTAACTATATATGGATCAATGACGTGTTTTCATTGCTTAAGATGTAAGCAGATGCTAGAATCTCTAGAGATAGAGCACGAGTATCTTGAAGTTGAAGACGCTGAAGTTGGTAGAGCCTTTAGAGAGTTATTTCCAGAAGCAGAGGGAATACCTCAAATATTGTGGGAAGGGCAGCACTTAGGTGGATACACTGAACTGACTCATAAGATTGATGAATTTATACTTAATAATGAAGGAGAAACACCATGAAAAAATCTGAAGTAGTTGAGCAATTGGGTAGCGGCGTAGTGAATATTGAGTTCACTAAAGCTGATGGATCGTTAAGAGTTATGAAATCCACACTATCTTCCGAACACGTTATATCGGATGTCTCTAGCGAAAAGTCTGCTGGGGTTCAACGTATTGCTGAGAATGTTCAGCCAGTATGGGATGTCGATGCGAAAGGATGGAGATCATTTAGATGGGCATCTATCACTGAAGTTAATGGCGTTAAGACTCCAAGCGGAGTTGATGTTAGCGCATAAAGTTGTAAGTCCTCATCAGGCAGTAGGTAATCTAAATTCGCCAAAAGCGATACTTACAGCTTATTGACCTGATGGGGCTAATTTGTTATTAAGCTATCTTTTGCTATATAAGTGTTGACAAGTGATAATTATTATGATATTATGTGTTATTAAATTTGTGGAGTAGAATATGGCTAAAGTTAAGAAAAGAGTTGTTAGACGAGGCAATGAAGCTAAACTAGCTGAAGAGAAGAATGTAGGAAGTGAGATCATCGACTGGACAGACATTGCACCAGATCGATTCTCTAAATCAGTCTACGAAGCTATGAGACACTACTCATACTTCTACGGTCAGAAAGATTATGTGTCTTGGACAGTAGACTGGGTGAAATCCAATCGACCTAGTGATCTAAAGTCATACAAAGCAGGCGAAGACTGGAGAACATCCTCTACGCTTGGCTCTCTAGTTAGAATCCATTCTATGGGTGCGCCTATTCCTGAGTCCTATGTGGACTTCATCAACAAACAAATCGACACCGTAGTTAGCTTCGGTAAAATCAATATCGAGAGTGCTGTAGAAGAAGTCGTATCTGATGCCCCTGCCGTTAAGAAGAAGAATCCCTCTGAGTTATTGAGAGAGAAGACGCTAGGTGTTCTTGGTGAGATCGAGGGTTTTATTGATGAACACCTTGACGGATCTTTAGATAAGAACTTCTCTCTGTATACTCACTTAAAGGGTATAGATGCTGCAGCCCAAACTGCTCGTGATATTGCTAAGGCATATCGAGAGATGGAAGCCGAGTTGACTGAGTTGATCGTAGAGAAGACAGAGGATCTAGTTGAAGGCTATAGCCACTTGACCCTATCGCAACAGAAGAAGTTGTTGAAGCTAGTCTCTACGTTCGTGAGCGATAGTGAGAAGTATGTGTTGAGTAAGAAAGCAACACGCAAGCCTCGTGCTAAGAAAGCTACTCCTGCAACTAAGCAAGCCGAGAAAGTCATATATCAGAAAGAGTCTACAGACTATAAGATAACCAGTACAAGTCCTGCTCACATTGTTGGTGCTACTGAAGTCTATCTGTTTAACACTAAGACGAGGGTCATTAAATATCTCGTTACTGATAAGAGAGAAGGCTTTACAATTAGTGGCACAACAATAAAGAACTATGATAAAGAGCTATCATTCAAGAAGAAGCTACGTAAGCCTGAGGAGAGTATTGATTCTATCAATAAAGTGACTAAGCTACGAGCATTAAAGGCACTCAAGGCTCTAAAGACTGCTGAAACTGCAACAGACGCTAGAATAAATTCTGATACTATTATACTAAAGGTGAACAAATGAAGGATAATGTAGTAGATTTTAGCAAAGCCTCTGAGAAGCGAAAGAAGCGAGACGAAGAGATTGATGCTCTTGTACTTGAAAGTGACAAGGAAGTCGCTGAGATATTCTCTATAATTAATGCTAGAGAGACTGTGTGGGCACTAAGAGGAATGGGTATTGATGTAGAGAATGATCCTAAATCAATGCTTGATATAATGACTATTATAGAGGCATCTAAGTCTCTTGTTTATCGTGCTATCGGAGAGGAGTATCCTTTTCAACAGATATCTGACACTTTATTTGAAGATGCTGAGGATAAGATCGAACAGCCTATTCAGGCAATCCTAGACGAATTTATTGGAAATATGGAAGAATACTTCGATGGAATTGACGATGATTGATTATACGTTGAAGAAAAATTGGGATAGTTTAGATAGCCTCAATAAGAGGATCACTAGCGACTACAAGTCTAAAAAAACTAAAGAGAAAGTTAAGACGTATGACGGCATACAAGTTATCACCAATATGTTCACTTACGGTCTGTTTGACGGTGAGTTGATAAAGACTAAATCAAAGCCTAAAGTAAAAGTTAAAAAATAACTTGACATGGCCAATTATCTATGTTACTATAGATGTTCATAAATTAAGTTAGGAGAAGAATATGATATTGGTAGATATGAACCAAGTCATGATCGCAAATATGATGATGCAAATAGGCAATCATCAAAACGCAGAAATAGACGTGAATATGCTTAGGCATATGATTCTTAATACACTACGCTCTAATCGTAAGAAGTTTGGTGACGAGTTTGGTGAACTGGTTATCTGCTGTGATGACAAGAATTACTGGCGTAGACAGATGTATCCATATTATAAAGCCAATCGCAAGAAGTCACGAGATAGCTCTGAGTTGGATTGGAATGCTATTTTTCAAGCACTCAATACGATTCGTGATGAGCTAAAGACCTTCTTTCCGTACAAAGTTATTCAGATTGAGACCTGTGAAGCTGATGATATCATTGGCACAATTGCTCACGAAGAAGGTACAGCACTAAACACCGGTGAGCCCATTCTTGTTCTCTCTGGCGATAAGGATTATGTACAGTTGCAAAGCTACGCAAACGTGAAGCAGTATGATCCAGTGAGAAAGCGTTGGATATCTAACTCTAATCCTGAGAAGTATTTGGCAGAGCATATTCTTAAGGGTGATGCTGGTGACGGTATACCAAATGTCTTGTCTCCTGACAATTGCTTTGTTATGGGAATACGCCAGCGACCAGTTACACAGAAAAGAATAGCTGAATGGACAGATATAAATAATATGCAGGAAGAAGTAAAGCGGAATTATATGCGAAACAAAGCATTGATAGATTTGACTGAAGTGCCTCAGGGTATGAAAGATGAAATCTTGAGTGCTTGGCGTGAAGAAGATGGTAGAGATAGAAGTCAGCTATTGAACTATTTTATCAAAAACAAACTAAGAAACTTAATGGAATGTATAGGGGAATTTTAAGATGTCTACAGTATCCTTGGCAGAGATAGTAAACACTGCTCGTGAAGCGGAAAGTAATGAAGAGAAAGTCTCAATTTTAAGAAAGAATGATAGTCGTCCACTCAGAGATATTCTAGCTCTAATGTGTGACGCAAGATGGACTTTTGATTTGCCCAGTACTCCACCACCATACACTGAGTCTGTAATCCATGAGTCCCATGGTATGTTGTATCGTGAAATGCGAAAGATGCCGTACCTCGTGACTCAGATGAAAGATGGCGCTAACTTAAATCGATTGAAGAAAGAAGCTATGTTTATTCAGATGCTTGAGACTATTGATCCAGATGACGCTAAACTGCTATTGAGAACTATAGCAAAAGAGCCATATCCAGACCTTTCTCCTGAAGTTATTAACGAAGCATTTCCAGGTGGAATAGTTGAGCCAATAGCAGTTAAGCGAGGTCGTGGTCGACCTAAGAAGAACGAGTCATAGGAACGTAGCATGAGTAAAAGTAAAAGTAAGAAATTTCGTGAATGGGTTGATGAAGATTTTGATGCTAAAAAAGATACCAAAAGGTATGATAAAAGCAAGTCTGATATTCAGAAAGCGAGAAAAGAGAAGCGGAAGAGCCGAGACTCTTACTAACAATTATATAATTGGAGATTGAAATGAAGCACCTTTCAGTAATGTTTTTATTATCAGTGATGTCACTATCTTCGTTCGCTACAGCGGGTGATCCAGATGCGGGTAAAGCACGTTCTGCTTCCTGTGCTGGTTGTCATGGAACATATGGAATCAGTAATAGTCCTATGTTTCCTAATCTAGCTGGTCAGAAAGAACTCTATCTTGTGTCTGCTCTTAAGCAGTATCGTGATGGAGTACGTAATAACCCTATGATGTCAGGAATGGCAAAAGGATTATCTGATGCAGATATCGCTAACATAGCCTCTTACTATACAAACTTAAAGCAGA